ATTTAAGTCAGCCATTGTTTTCATAAGACCAGCAACAACTTCATATGCTCTTGGATGTTCCGATTCTTTTGAAACTTGTAACAGATTGTCTACTGCAACATTACCTTTATCAATTAAGTTTCTGATATTTTTACGAGCATAATCGGTATCTGTTTCAACTACATCTTCAGATTGAATTGGTACAATTTCTGTATGTGTTACCACCTCAACTTCATTTGAAATTGGGTCAACATCAAATATTTCTGATAATTTTTTATCTGTCTTGCTCATATTAAAGTTTGTGGCCAATCTGTAAATGTTTCTTCAAAACCATACGGACCATTTCCGTTGGCAGTAGGCGGATTAGGCGTTACAACGATTGCAACAGCTTTTGTTGGAGAAGTATCAATACGGGTAACAGTAAATGTTGAGTTTGAATAAACACCAGTTATTTTATCGTTAGCTTGAATCTTCTTATTCAAATCTGTTAAGACAAGAACACCAGTTGATGTGTTACTAAAGTATAAAACTTTACCTGTAACTCCACGAGTTTCAACAGTTATATTTTCACCTGTTGTATATACACCAGTTCCAGTATTGAAGTTAACATAAACTTTCTGTGAATCAAGATTCGTTGAATCGGTATATATGTTGACATTAGCTTGTGTAATTAATTTGCCCGCAGAAGGTGTTTTAACTGGCGGCCAAATGTATGCTTTTGCGGTAAATGAAAGATTCCAAATAATCAATCTTGTGTTCATCAATTCACCCTCATAATCAATTTCAGGTGTTACTGAATTCAGAAGCACAGGCATATCGTAAACTTGGTCCATGTCAGCAATAAAATCCATGGTGACCGTAAAATCTGGTGTGAAGAATGGCAATATCTGTTCTAAGATTTGTGTACCATCTTCTGTGTTGCGAACATAGATTGACAAACTAAAATCAAAATTGTATGGAATAGGAACATATTGAGTTTTAAATGTTCCTGAACTAAACCCAAAATTCTGTAATGTTGTTTGTTGTTTTCTGGTTGTGTCGTATGCCATACCGTCTAAGTTAAAACTCATACGAGGTACGGTTGTGGCTATTGATTTTGTTAATGTTGGGTCAGAATTAATACGCACCAAATATTTTTCTTTTGGTCCATAGTTTAATGGCACTTTGGTTATTTCATGTGCAGTAAGTCCGTCTTTTGAATAACGAGTCAAAAGAATATCATTAAACATAGAACCAAACGCAACAACAATTTTGCGAATGGTACGATTATAGAAATGTGCATTACCTAACATTATGCTTCACCAAATGGGTTATGTTCTGTGAAGTCAATAACAGCATCGGCTTCAGTTTCAATACGATTATTATCAATAACATCTTCAAATGCATTATCCATTGTAGATGTGTCGGAAGTGGCACTAACATTCCATACTGCACCACTTGTATTGCCTTTAACCTGAGTAGATGAGGCAAATGTTCCTGTGGTGCGATATATGAATAGTTGAGAACCTGAAACATAATTATGAACAGTTGCAGTAGCTGTTGCTGTTGCAACATTCGCACCTTGATAAACTATTTCGTCAGGTACAAATGTTCCTGAACCACCAGCAGCCAAAGAAAGTTTTGTTCTTGGGTATGCATCTCTAATTTGACCATCAATCTCTGCGTTACCTGTAAGAACAAGTTCATTAGAGAATACCCATTGTTTCATTTTCAATGCATACACATAAACATTACCGCCACGACCACGGCCTAATGTGTAATACATTGCTTGATTATTTTCGTGTTCAACAAAAGTAATCTCAAAGAAATTCTGTAACATTGGAATGTAAACCAAATCACCTTCATTTGGTCGACTTTGATTTACAGTATATAAAAATCTACGGCGAGAAACTAACAGAGTTACTTCATCACGAATCTCAAGTCCAAATTTGGACATAAAATCGCCTTCACCTTCCATACCAGTAACATCTTCAAGATACATTTCAAGTGGGTATGCTGATGTATATTGTTTCAGTGTATCTTCACCATAAAGCAAATCTACTTCATCACCAGATGACCTTGGCATATAATAAACATCCATGCCGTAAATACCCATAGCCTCGATGACGAGGTCTTCCACCAGCAATTGCTCGCTGGTAATTTGATTTATCGGAAAAGGATTAAAGTAAAAGTTCGTTGCCATTCATTATCAACCCATCATTATCTCAGTTGGCAAGGCATTAACCACATACATTTCTTCTTCTAGTTCCTTAATCTCAGCAATGGCTTCATCATATATTTGTTGACCATTTAAAGTTACACCACCTGGCATTTGTATACCAGCAAACTTTTTGAGATTAGCTCCCCATTGTCTTTTAATTAATGCAGTACCATATTTTTTTAGATATCTATCATTCCAAACATCAGAGTTACCAGCAATTGTTGCAGTTGTATTTGCCGCACTATTTGCAAATGGACCACGAACAGTAATTGATGTTGGTGAGTTGATTGTAGAAATTTGAATTGTGTCAACACCATTTAAAGTAATGAAATCATTTTCCATGAGTTCTTGGTCAAATGTTGTACCATAACCTGTAATGGTATTTGAATTGGCCGTATATGTAATTTTGCCAGATATTGTTACTGTATCTGGTACAAGTTTTCGATAACATTCAACAATTACATATTGACCAATAAGAACATCTCTTGTCCAATCAATATCAAGAAATACTTTATTTTGATGGCGATTAAATCTAAATTGTGGTGTACCAGAGAACAATAAATTTAATGTACGAATGTGTTGCATGGTAATTTCATATGACACATACGATACCGATGTGAAGTCATAAAGGTCATGCAAACGCAATTGATAACGCAAATCAAACATATTGATAGATGCGTTTGATTGGTCAAATGGAAATATACCAGTTACAAAAGATACGGCATCAGGACAATAAATCCAACGGCGGTTAATATCTTCTGCCGTAATTTGATGTTTCATATACATTTTTTGTTGACCATCAAAATGATAGTCATTCCAAAATGATAGTGCTTCATCAATACGGTCTTCCACTTGGTCATCATCGACATTTATTTCGATAACAGGAAAACCAAGTTCTCTCAAACAGTAAGTTTTAAATTGTGCTCTTGTTGCTGGTTTTGACATATTTTATCCTAAAGCAATGGCAAATGCGATAGCACTTGGGTCAGTTACTACTTGAGTTGTTACAACATTAACTCTACCATTTGCAGAAACAGTAATAACAGGATAATATGTTGAATTACCATATGTGCCATCCGTTATTGAAATATTTGTAAAATCTGTATTAGCTTTTGCAAAAGCACTATTTGCATAAGATGCTGATGAATTAGCAACAGCAAATGCAGAGTTACCGTAAGAACCGGCAGACGATGAATTGTTTGCTGCTGCGAAAGCGGAGTTAGCATACAAAGCCGCAGAGTTTGCTACATTACTAGGAGTATTTGCTGATAAGAAAGCAGAATTAGCATAAATGGCAGCAGAATTAGCAACAGCAAATCCCGAATTAGCATAAGTGCCTGCGTTTGTAATATTGGTATTCTGTGTAACATCAATACCAACACCATTATTAGCAACTAAGAAAGCCGAGTTAGCATATGAACTGCCACTATTCGCTACCGCAAATCCAGAATTGGCGTAACTAGCGGCACTATTTGCAACATATGATGGAGTGTTTGCTTGTAAGAAAGCTGCGTTAGCATAAGTGCCTGCATTTGTAATATTGGTATTTTGTGTTAAGTCAACACCATTAATTAAATTTGCTGAAGCAAAAGCTGCATTAGCATATGATTCTGCTGAATCAGCTGCAATGAATATTGTATTGTTACCATTGTTTGCCGCCCATTTGCCTGAAGTTTCAATCCATAAGAATGAAGAATTTGGTTGTGCGCCACGGTCAATTTCAATACCAGCATTTACTGCTGGTTGACCTGATTGACTAATAGCTGCATTAAGTGTGATAATATTATCAGCAATCAATACAGTTGTAGTATTTGTATAAGTTGTTAAACCTGTTACAGTTAAATTACCAGTAATACTTAAATCACCAGAAATTGTGCCACCAGTATTTGCGTTGATACTATTATTAGCTCTAGTGAACGCAGAGTTAGCATAACTTGCGGCTGAATTTGATACATTACTAGGAGTATTTGCTTGTAAGAAAGCAGAGTTAGCATATGAAGCAGCAGAAGAAATGTTGGTATTTTGTGTTAAGTCAACACCATTAATTAAATTTGCTGAAGCAAAAGCTGCATTAGCATAACTAGCAGCTGAATTAGCAGTTATGAATCCTGAATTGGCATAACTTGCTGCAGAGTTGGCAGTAGACCAAACAATTGCACCATTACTTGAAGTAAAGGCATTATTTGCAATACCAAATGCTGAATTAGCATAACTAGCAGCTGAATTAGCAGTATAGCTTGGTGTGTTTGCCTGCAAAAAGGCCGCATTTGCATATGATGATGCTGAATTGGCTACTGCAAAACCAGCATTAGCATATGTACCAGCATTTGTAATATTAGTATTTTGTGTTGCATCGGTAGCAGTAGCTGCATTAGCCGCAGCAAACGCACTATTAGCATATACACCAGCACTATTAGCAGTTATGAATCCTGAATTGGCATAACTTGCTGATGAGTTAGCAACGGCAAATCCACTATTTGCATAACTAGCGGCACTATTTGATACAGCAAATGCCGAATTGGCATAGGCAGCACCAGTATTTGCGGCTGAAGTATCTGAATTAGCAACAGCGAAAGCTGCATTAGCATAACTAGCGGCAGAGTTGGCAGTTGCATATGCGGAGTTGGCATATGAGCCAGCAGTATTACTTGAATTTTCTCTAGCTAAAGCAAAACCACCAACAGTTGTTCCGTCATGGACAACTATCGTTTTCTTATCGGTATCAACAGTAATCTCAGCCGTAGCACCAGTGAATGTGCTAGTCTGTGATGTATTGCCCCGTCTAAATTGAACTTGTGTTGACATAATAGTTATTTATAGTGTTCCGTAATCAATGGCATAATATAAAGGATCCGCAACAAACCCATAATCAACAGTCAATCCTTGAGCACCTGGAGTACCAGCTATTGCGATTGTTTTAGTCCCAGAATTACCCCAAACTGCAACACCAGATTCACCAACGATTGTGAACGTATCATTTCTAGCAGATGCCGTAACAGTAACA